TGATTTTCCCGTCATTTCCCGTTTGCCTCCCCGGATGCCGTCAATAGATCAAGTGCCCATCAGGAGTTCAATCCGGGTTTTCCGGGGGCGAATTTTTCCGGGCGGGATGCCACAAGGAGAGCGGAATCCGGTGGGGGGTATGTGCCTCTAAGATTTTTCTACTATTTTAGGAAACAATATGTAATCTAAACTGTAAACAAAATATCCTTTAATTTCCCCTACGCCACATGGAGGAGTTCCCATTACTCACAGATGCAGACCAGGAACGGCTCGAAGCAGCCATCACCCAATCCACAGCTTTCAAATGGAAGCTCAACATCTTCAACTCTGGTCTAATCCCCCCGGAAGAACGCTGGCTCCAGTTCGCAGCGCACAAGGCATACGACAATCTCTCCAAGCGAGAGCTCCAGGTATTCAAACTCCGCTGTAAGATGATCTCATTTCCGCTGATAGGAGAGCAGTTATCCGTCTCCACATCTTCTGCTAAGACGTACTGGAGAAGGGCAATAATGAAGTGTGCGGTCTTATGGGAGTCATCCGATCCTGTATTAGTGGAGGAATAAATATGGCAAAAAAGAAACGAGGCAGACCTTTAATCAAGATGAACGCAGAGCAAGTCGAGGGACTTGCTGAGTTCGGATGCACCATGCTGGAGATAGCGAAGTTCTTCAAGTGTGATGAATCCACTGTCCGCAAGCGTTACAAGGAAGAGGTGGCCGCTGGTCGAGAAAAAATGCGAATAAAACTGCGTCAGATGCAGTTCAAACTCGCTGAAACATCCCCGGCAATGAGCATCTTTCTCGGCAAGAACATTTTAAACCAGAGTGATCGTCAGTCCATTGATTTGACGGGCAACTTAGAGACTGTACTCAAGGAGTGCGGTTACCAGGACAGCAGTATTGGCACGAAAAAAACGAATCCTGAACAAGACGAAATTCTGGAACCTAATACAATACCAGCCTATTCCTAACCAGCTTGCGGTGCATAACAGCCCCGCGAGATTCAGAATAAATATCCAAGGTAGGCGCAGTGGAAAATCCTTTTCTGCTGCACGGGAGATAGAGCCCTGGATATTAACACCCAAGACAAAGGGCTGGATAGTAGCTCCTAATTACGAGTTATGCGACAAGGTTGCCAGGATCGTCAAGGAAGATTTATTCTTGAAGCTGAGACTTCCTATTGAGACCAAGAAGGAGATCAGCGGTCAGTTATACTATTTCAAGATAGCTGGCCTCGGCTCCGAGGTCTGGATACGCTCGGCGGACAACCCGGATTCATTGGTGGGTGAAGGTTTGGATTGGCTGGTCATAGATGAGGCCGCCAAGATAAAGAAGATTATCTGGGAGCAGTATTTAAGGCCCACTCTCTCCGACAGGCGAGGATGGACGCTTATGACAACTACGCCTATGGGTCACAACTGGATGTTTGACTTATGGCAGCGGGGCCAGGACAAGAATTTCCCTGAATGGGAATCCTGGCAGCACCCGTCATGGGATTCACCATATTTCAGGGAGAATTTAGATGACCTCAAAAAAACACTCACGAAAGAGACCTGGGAGCAGGAATACGGAGCGTCCTTCGTCTCATTTACAGGAAGATGCTACCCCTTCTCGCGGTACACGAATGTCATTAAGGGGCTCAAGTACAACCCTGACCTACCCACTTTCTGCTCAATCGATTTCGGCTTCAGGATGCCAGCCGTCGGATGGTTCCAGGTGGAAGAGCGGGAGCCTCGTGCTAGAGTTTATCAGATAGACGAGATTTGTTTTGAAGAGAATGTCAAGACAGAAGTTCTTGCAGACATGGTCTTAAAAAAGGGCTATCCTGTCCAGGCTTATTTCGGAGACCCAGCCGGAGCGGGTGTCCAGAGCTCGGGCCTGTCCGATATCCAGCAGTTTCTCCGCAAGGGAGTCCGGGTCCGCTACCGCACGGACAAGCTCTCCCGCAATATCGCCAATGGTGTATCTCATGTTCGCTCTTTCATAGAAGATGCCATCGGCGACAGCCATTTTTTCGTCTCAGATAAATGCAAGGGAGCAATCGAGTGTTACGAGAACTACCGCTACCCGGAGCACAGAACGGACCAGAGGCTAAAGGAAGAGCCTTTAAAAGATGGCAGAACTGATCACATGAACGACTGCTTGAGATACTTTTTCGTAAACCAATTTCCTATAAGAAGTAGAACTGCTGGAGTAATAGATTGGTGAACATACCTGATTTATCGACAGGTGCTGTACTAGCATCTTTAAAAAACAAGTTACAATACATTGAGGATTCTCGTGTTAAAGAGCGTGATTATCTGCTGGATTGGTACGAGGGTATCAACATAGACCAATACGTCAGATCGTATTTCGGCAGTGAGACGCTCAAGCAAATCCCCATCCTGTCTCAGAACATTACCCGGAGGGTATCTGCATTAAGGTCTATGACCTATAAGCGTCCGCCCAGGATGAGGGCATCCGATGCTTACACTGATGCAATAGACGTAGAGAGTCTCAATTCCAACCGCAGACTATTAGAAAGGCTGACTTTTCTTTTAGGCACAATGGCGATCCGATCAAAATGGAATGAGTTGACAGGAAAGATTGAATATGAGACCCTGAGCCAGTTTATGCCTCTTTTTCTGGCTGGGGACAGCCGGGATAAGCCAGTGGGCATTTGTTATCCTATAGAATATCAGGGCAATGCCAGAATAAATAAGCCCATGCATGCAGTCTGGACGGAGGACCGCCCCGGCTATCCCGGTCAGCATTATCTGTTAAACGAAGGCGGTAAGGTTGTAAGCGTACCTGGAAACGAAGAAAATATAAATCCATACGGCGTTCTGCCAGTTACTTTCACCCACAGATACCCGCCAATCAGGGATTTTCATTCTGTAGCAAACGCTATAGATGTAGCCCAAGTTGATCTTGCGGTGAATGTAGCCCAGGTGGAATTACAATTAGCCATCCGGTATTCTAGTCTTGGGATAAAGGTACTTTCCGGCGTAGATGACGCAAGCAGGGTTACCATCGGAACAGACAAGGTGCTTTTCATCCCCGAGGGAGCGGATTTCAAAGTGACTAACAGCGGGGGCAGTTTACAAGAGATTGTTCAATCAACAAGATTTCTGGTGGAGTCCACTTTAAATAATAATCATATCAGAGCCAAGTATGCCAGAGATGACGCGGGCAATGCGCCGTCGGCAGCGAGTTTGTCAATCTTGGAAATGGAGGCAAGGGATATTGCCACAGGCGAGAAAGAGGACACCTGGCGGCCCTGGGAGAATAGAAGGTATGCGGTTGACAAGGCGATTATCAAGACTGAGACAGGCGCAGATGTGGGCCCGGATTATTCAGTCGACTTCCTTGAGCCTAATTACGCACTGACTCCCGACACAGAAATCAGCCTGTGGACATGGAGATTTGAGCAGGGGCTTGCGACCAAGCAGGATTATTTCGACTATTTGAATCCAGATGCGAGCCCAATCCAGCGTGAAGAGTTCCGGGCACAGCAGGAAGAAATAACACAAGCAGAGGAACCGCAGAATAGATTATTAGCTCGCCTGGAAGGGTAATCTGTGGAATATATCATTGACCAGGCGATCCAGGGTTATCAATCGCAGTTAGACGAGTCTACAAATGAGTTCATAGGCGATGTAGACGAATTACAGGATGAGGGTCTTTCCACAGAAGAGATGCTGGCGATCCTGGCAGCGTTTTCAATGGTAAACTACTGGTTTAAAGACCTCCAGATGCAAAGGGCGGTTGACATATACCTTGATGCTACGGGTTATCTTTTGGATGATATGTACAAGTTCGGCAAGGTCACTGAAACACAGCTTCTTGCCCTAAGAAGAATGCAGGAATCAGCAATCATTAACTACAGCCAGAGATTAGGCGAAGAAATTCGCCTGGGCCTTTCTGAAGGCATTGCTCAGGGGCTTAAAGGATCAGCACTGAGAGAGAGAATCGCATCAAAGCTGGCTTTAAACCCCGGCAGAATAGAAGGTGTGATCGGCACGGCCCTTGCCACTTATAACCGCAGTGTGACAAACATAATGCTGGACAGCCTTCCTGATGGTGAGAAATTATACTATCACGGCCCCTTAGACGACAAGACCAGGCCGATATGCAGGGTCATGCTTAGTGCCGGAGCCCTTACGAAGAAAGAAGTCGAGGTTAATTACCCAGGGGCACTCATTGACGGAGGAGGAATTAATTGCAGACATGATTGGCTGCCGACTCCCTCAGACAGGAAAGTAACCGTGTCTGCCAAAGAGCAGATAGCAGAGAATCCAGGCAAATTCGCCAAAGCAAAAACATTATTGGAGTACACCCGTGGCAGAGCTCAGTAGAATGCCGAGATTAGAGAAGATCATCCAATTCAGGACTTCTTTTCTGAAAATGCTCACTAAGACAGCCCGAGATATGCACGTTAGGCTTATTGTCCGCAAGTCCACCAACCCGGATGGCAAGAAATTCAAAAAACTAACAAGAGAATACAAGATAGAGAAGGCGCAGAAGTACAACAGCACCAAACCGAACCTTAGAGCGTCAGGATTGCTGTTTGACCAGTTTCAGCCTCATAAACCCGAGAAAATCGGCTCTGCTGGTAAAAGCGGGACCAATATCCTCCTTTCTTACGGCATAAAGGGAGGTGCAAGGCATCCCAGGAGGAAAGGAAGCATCCCGAGCTTCACTTTAATGGAATACCACCAGGATGGCACAAAGAATATGCCAGCCAGGGATATCGCAGGGGAGAAGGTGCTCCATAATGCCACCAGGGACAAGGTAGTAGAGCTTCTTGTAAACCAAATTGATAGAAATATAGAGGACGCACTTGCGCCCTTTAAAGCAGACCTAACACTATAGGAGGACAGATGTCCAAAGACGAACAGACGCAGAGCGCGTCAGTGGCAAGCGAGCAGCCAGCAAATGCTCCAGAAGTGGCGAATGAAAGCCAGGATCAACCAGCACAGCCCAATGTTGGGGATTTGATTGCAGAAAGCAAGAAATACAGGGCCAGATCGCAAAAAGTGGAGGCGGAAAACGCCGATCTCAAGAAACAGATCGAGAGCAATCGGCAGAAGCAGTTGGAAGAGGAACAGCAATGGCAGACACTCGCTGAAGAGCGGGCGACCAGGATTGCCGAACTCGAACCGATTGTGGAACAGGCGAAACAGCAAGAAACTGAAATACGCCAGGAACTCCTCAGCGATTTTGATGAAGAAGACCGTGCCACCTTTGGGGATTTGCCCATAAGCAAACTCCGGGCTGTACACGGTAAAATAATTAATACCAATCCCCGTGTCAATGTGGATTCATCTACTCCCAGTGCAAATGGAGGATACACCTCCGCGCTGGAATGGGTTACAAATGATCCAGTTGGCTATGAAAAGGCGAAGAGAGGTTCAGGCTCATTGAGCAAGTTCGGCAACATCTTCAATCCCAGTGGCGAAGGTTAACGGTAAAAGAGACCTGGTTTTTGGTTTAGACCATGATCCAGGCGACAGGCTGAACATGACATCCGATGAAGGGGGCTATCCAATAGCCACCAGAGACGGTAAGCATATAACCGCCACCGATTTCGTAGATGCCACTCAGGAGAATGTTGAGAAGCTGAACAGAGGCAAAACGCCGACTTCTATGAAACTCTTCTCAGGCTTTGGCCCGGGGACATTGAAAAAACCATATAAGGAATAACAATGGCTGTAACACAAAAATCATCATTCGCCAATTATAGCGTCACCGCATCAGATGCGATTTTACCAGACGTAGTAATGGCGTTCTCGAAAGCAAATGTCATGGCTCCGCTGGTATCCAGCGCAATCGCCCCTAAGGGTGCTGCATCGGTTACTTTCGTGGATATGACTGCTAAAGCATCTTCGGATGTAACATCACTGTCTGAAGGCTCTGAACGATCCTCGATCGCAGTAGCAACTGGAGCACATGAATGTATCATCGCTAATTACGTTGTACGTTCTGACCTAACTGACCTGGCGGTTTTGGCCGCACCCTATGATTTAACAGGGAATGTAGCTGATAACCTTGGTCACGCAGCAGCTTTGAAAATCGACGATCTTCTGACTGACTTGATCGCTGGCTTTAGCCAAACATCTGGCTCTGCTGGTAATGCTTTGACTTTGGATTTTTTCTTCGATGCTGCCCGCCAGCTTCACGCCGCGGGAGCCCCCATGCCCTTCAACTATGTTGGCAACAGCAAGCAGATTTGGGGTGCTAAAGGTATCCAGGGATTAATCGTTGCAACATCATCCGGTACTCTTGCAGACAACCCTGTTTCTGCTGAAATGCTTTCCAACGGTTATGTTGGACAGCTCGCGGGTGTCAATATCTACTTTTCTCAGGAAGTAACTGAGGACGGCAATAATGACTGCCCTGCCGGGATGTTCTCCAAGAACGCCCTTGGTCTTGGAATATCTTCCGCTGGTCTCATTAATGTAGAGACTGAGCGTGATGCTTCATACCAGCACACAGAGTACGTTGTATCTCTGAAATGCGGTGTAATCGAAGTGCAGGACTCTTTTGGCGTGTATATGCTGACGGACGTTTCGTAGTCTGATTAATAAAATCCCAGGGGGAGTCAATCTCCCCCTGGGCACACATTAGCGGGAGAAAACAATGAGATATTTTAAAAAACCAAAAGACAAATTTAAGATTGGCAATACTGATAAAATTGTCGAGTATGATCCTAAGAACCATGATATTGAATCTTTTGAAAAGAGATTTATTGAATGCGACGCAGATGGTAAAACGATTAAGCCAAAGCCAAAGCCGAAGGAAAAGAAGAAAGATTAAACAATGGCGATTGGTTCCAAGAACAATATAAATGACTTATGGAAAGAGTATTGGCTTGACGTAGCTGGTATTTCCACCGCTAAGAGCGTTAATGACGCTATGCGGGCGGGCTTGGAAGAATTGGGCTATTCCGGCTCATTGAATAAAATGCTTAAAGCCTGGGCAGTAGAACAGGGCGGAACATCCGCTACGATTACCCAGGCAATAAAGTTGACCTTCGCAGACATGGTGGGAGAGACAACCGAAAGCACAACCGCTATGATGCCGGAGTATTTAAAGCATATCTCATTCAGTACGATTCTTACCAAGTGGGAAGATGAAGATCGTCAGTGGAACTATATAGACTAATAACCGCACGGGATAGCCGTGCAATTTAAACTCATGGAAAGGAGTTAATTATGGGTGCTTTAACAGGGCAATCGATTGCCTCAAGTTATGAACAACTACTTCATGTCGATACAGACGGTGGAGGCAATACAACAACATTAGTCCCGGTAAAAGACGGGGACAACGGCACGACATTTGCGTTACAGTTATCAACAACCACGGCGGTAATTGATAACCCAACCGCAAGTTCAGCATCTCAGGGGGGCATATTAAGACTCCAGAGTGATGACGGTGCGGTAATGGCATCGGGTCACAGGCTCGGTGTTATCGAGTTCGGCGGTGCTGAGGATACATCAAGCACTATTACAACCGGGGCAAGAATTGAGGCAATAACAGATGCCACATGGTCAGCAAGTGAAAACGGTGCTGATATGGTATTTTATACTACCGACGGGAACGCATCTCAGAGTGAAGTTTTAAGGCTGACTGCTGATGGTTTAGTTGGGATCGGTGGAGACCCGACAGAACTTGTTGATATTCAATCCAGCACCGCTAATATTGGAGTTAGGATAATGGAGAAAGATGGTGGTGCATATGGACCCAGATTAATTTTTGCGAAAGATGGTGGTGGCCCTGGTGATAATGATA